ATAGGGAGAGTGCCATTCTCTTCGTTCATGGGGTCGCGTCCGCCAGGAGGCACTGCCAATTCTTCTCCCCCTTGCGGAGCAGGAAGCTCACGAGGGAGCGATGGGTCAAGAGTCAGTTCCATCGACCACTCAGAACCGCCGTAACGCGCATCAGCTACTTCTTGCGGGTGCAGAACGCCTAGCTGAATGTAACGACCATCAACGGCTGCTACGCGGGCTCTTACGTCGGCCTTTTCTCTTTCGTTCAGCTCAAATAAATCATTGAATTTAATGCGATATGATTCGGGAAGCTTGCCGCCTGTAGGCCCAGTCCTACTAAGCATGATGTATTCCATCAATTGCTTTAGAGGACGATGAAACACACCTTGCTGATAGTCACCAAGCATTTTGGCGAAGTCGCGCTCTTCGCTTCTACCTGTGGAGCCAAGACCGCTAGGACTTTCACCGAACAAAAGAGTGTGAGGAATTCTGGAGGCACCAATAATATCAATGCGCATCTTTTCTAAGATTTCACCAATACCTCCAAAGTTGCGACTAACAAATTCAAGCTCTTCTTTTTCTGCATCAATTGCATAGCCACGATATACACTTTTGCTCATATCATTCAGAACAAGCCTATCTTTTACATCTTTTTCTTTTCCTGCCGCCAGCATTTGTGACAGACCTCGAATTTTATGAACAAAAATATCAAACTCGCCAATCAAAGTTGAGACTGAGCTGAGACCAGTTGCATAATGCCTAAAACTGTCATAAACAGTCTGGAGACTGCTCATTCCCCACCCATTGTTTCTCTGTCTAATGCGATAAGGCAGCCAGTCACCATCAAACCTGAGGATTCTATCTTTATGTACGTGAGTGAGCTGAGGCTGTCTAATTAGATCGCCAGAAATGATTTGATAATACGTTGCCTTGGAATAGTCGTATAGATTTTCTTCACTAATGACAGGTGCAATCTGCCAGCGGTCAAGCACTTCCATGCCTTCTACTTTGTAGATCTTGGTCTTGTCTACTGGCTGATCAGCAGTACGTCCGTCATCAATGTAAAGAAGAATAACAGCACCTCCGTACAGCCTGGAATTCTTGGAGGCAAGCATGAAGTTTTCAAGGATGTACATATCCTCAATTACTTGCTCAATGCCTGCCACTTCTTCGGCTTTTGCCCCTTCTCCTCCAAATAACACTTTGAAGCCCTTACGAGTGGCTTGTTCTGCATAAATATCCACAATGCGTCGAGGTAGCCATTCGCCATATAGTGCCTCTAATTCTTCTTGCGCCAAGAAGACAATCGGCTGGGCAGTGGTATAGCGACTCTTATCACGAGAAGTACCCATCCCAGTGAGAGCGTTAGCTAGCCCGTCTACTCGTAGACTTTCGCTAGTGGCATGCCCTAAATCGATAGCTTCTTCTGACATTATTCACACGATAAGCTTGTTTTGTTATTCTACGATGGCTATCATGTGACTGACGCACTTTTTTTATGCCCACTCCTATCGAATTTGTCTTTTCCGCCCAAGAGCGCAAACAAGCAACAAAGGAAGGACGTCGCCGTCAATCAGTGAATGAAGCCAAAGGATTGCGCGGACGAAACAAAGGAGCATCATTAGGAGATAAAGCCCTCGAAATCCATTTACTTGGAGCCGCAGGAGAAATGGCAGTGGCTTCTCATCTAGGGATGAAAGACCTCATCTACAAAGAAGTCGAAGCCAAGCGTGGCTCTGATGACCTTCCTGGCATCGACGTAAAATCTCGCTCCAAGCATAAATATGACCTCATTGTGCAAAAAAACGAAGATCCTCAGAAAAAATTTGTTCTTGTGACCATAGAAAATCAAAAGACGCTCATCCATGGCTGGTGCTATGGGAAAGAAGCAATGGAAGGGAAGTATTGGGCAGATCCTGCAAGAGGTCGTCCTGCCTACTTTGTCCCAAAGTCTGCTCTTCGTCCTATAGATACTTTGATCGATGCTTGCGCCTAGTCAATTTGCAGAGCACGTACTGAAGCTCAAGCTATGGGAAAAGCAAAGGGAAATCCTTGACAGTTATTTTGGTGGCAAGAAGACGCATGCAGTGTGGGCTTTAGGACGACGGTGTGGCAAAACGCTTATGGCTTCTATTGCTGCTTTATATGCATGCTTTGTTTTAGAAGACCATTACAAAAAGCGAGTGAGACGAAGCGAGAAATGGTACATTCTTACCATTGCTAATGATCAAAGCCAAGCCAAGCTTGCTTTGAACAACATTCGTCAGCTTTTAATGGAAAGCCCTCTTGCTAATGAGATAACCAGAGAGACAGCCACTGAGATTGAAGTTAGCAATAATTGCGTGTTTCAAGCCATCCCTGCATCGGCTAGAGCCTCGCGAGGCAAGGCCGTGGTCATGCTCATCATGGACGAGCTTTCTTTCGCTATCGAAGGCGACGCTAACCGTGGCGCTTCTGCTATCTACCAAGCATTGTCCCCTTCCATTGCTCAGTTTGGAAAGCATGGTCGCATCCTTGAACTATCTTCTCCGTGGTTGACGGACGGACTTTTTTATCAGCACTACTGCGAGGCCACATCAGGAGAGTTTCCTTTTATGCAGGCAGTGAATTTACCTACATGGGAAGTAAATATTAATCTGCCCTGGGGTTGCTCGTTTCTTGATGCTGAACTTAAGCGCGACCCTGAAAAATTCTGGGTGGAATATGGCGCTCAATTTGCCAAGAATAGTTCTGCGCTTCTTGCTTCGGAGATAGTAGAAGCTTCTATCAACAAAGAACGCAGTATTTTATTTCCCGAAAAAGAATTTACTGGCACTTATGTTCTTGCGTTGGATCCTGCGCGTGGAGGCGGGGGACGGGACGATTACACCGCTTGTATTGTGCATTACGAAGGTGAGAGGCTAGTGGTGGACAAGTTTCACGCCTTC